TTCATCATCTAGATCGTCTTCTAGTAATGATTCGTATATATCACGTGATTTTTCTACTACAATCTCGTGAAAAAGTTCTTGAGCGCCTTCTTTGTCTTCATTGACTAGACGGTCAAGCATTTCTTCAAATTTCTTGATATCTGACATGTTCATCTCCTATAATAAATGTAATACCTACGGTAAGGCTGTCATTTGTATTTAGTCAATGGGATAAAAAGTACGTAGATATAGGCAAAAATTGCGTCAAAAGGCACACATCTTAAGATATGTGGTATAATTTTTTGAATTCTTCAATATTAATATGCTTTATATTGCTAAATTTATTTAGTTCTGCTGGTTTGTAATTATCCGATGCTATTACTCGAATAAAGGTGGTTTTTGGATTTTCTTTAAGAATATTTGATGTTTGCTTTAACCAATTACCAAAGTATGTTGCACCATCTGTTGATTTTTTATAGTTGTTAGTATCTGAATATATATTGTTTACATTACGACCATCATTTAAACCTTTATAATCAAACCCTAGTATAAAGATCTTATTATAATCATGTCTAGATGCTAAATGTAATGCTGTAGGACCACTTGACCATCCTTTACTAGGTTGAAACAAATTTAAATTTTTAATATTTTTATATGCTTTGTTTGGATTAGTCCAAACATTATGTGTATTCTGATAACCAGTTGAAGATATTTCAAGTACCATCTTTACATCAACAGCAACAAGATAGTCTGGATCATATTCTCTATATAATGCATTGCACCCATATATCATTCCGTGTGGCTCTAAAGACTTAATATCAATTGATTTCCTACTAGTACCATTGCCTAGTACAAATGCTGTTCTAAATAAAGAAATATCTCTTTCTTTAGTAGTGTCAATTGGTTGGGGATCAAAAGGTTTAGCTTGTTGCTTTTCTAATCTGCGTTCAGCTAATAATTGTTTTATTTGAGATTTAGTATAAAGAGACTTGTCTAACTTAGGCATTTAAGCCATCGCTGCTGCTTGTGCTGATATTCCGTACATTTGTCTTACAAAGTCAAGTTCATTAGCTTGTTCTTTAGTGTGTACTTCTGCTGCTTTTCTAGTTCGATTAATTTGACGTAATGTTAATCTAGTTTTTCTAGTGTCGCTAGAATCAACAATAGAATCATCATACTGAGGATCATACTGATCGTTCTCAGTAGGTTCTAATGTTTCTTTGTCGTAATAAAAAAGTTCTCTTAGTATCATGTAAGTATTTATATCGTTTGGTCAGTTGCCGGCGCACCGCCTACAGCAGCACCTGTTGTTGTTTCAGGTGGTGATGCTTCTGTGCCTACTTGTGGCTCTTCACCGTCTAATGATATATCCTCCGCTCCGTCTAGATCTGCACTAATGCCTGCGCTACTAATTCCTGCTCCACGCATTTCACCCGGAGCATCTGCTTCTGGTGTTGTTATCATTTCATCATTTTCTTCACGCCACATACGTTCGTTCTCTGCAATCTCTTCTGGACTCATACCTAAGAAACGTTTCATTGCAAAACGATTTGATATAAATGGTATTTGTTGTATTTGTCCAAAGCTAGGTATACGTGCGTTATCAAGTTCTGATTGTCTATATGCCGCAAAGTTTTGTGGTTCTTGGAATTCAATATCAAACATTGCTGTATCAATATTAACACCAACTTCTAACAAATAGCGTTTAAAGTCCTGATTGAATTCTTCAGTAATTAATCCTTGTAATCTTTCACAATAATTATTAAATCTTAATTCTTGTATGTAAGCAGTTCCAACTCGTCCATCTTGAAATGAGCTTGCTCCATCATCAGCACCCGTAGGCAAATAGCTGGAAGGTATTCGTAAGCCGCGTACGAGCTTATTAGTAAAATATCTAAGGTCATCTATCTCTCCTAGGTTAGTTCCTCCTGGTAGTGTTTCCACTTTTGAGCCGCGGCCTTCTGCTGTTTGTGGGAAAAAGTAATCTTCGTTAATTGACAATGGGTTATAACTACTGTCTACGACATTTTGACCGCCCCCTGTCTTGGATGGGATTCTTCTCTGATGTATTTCCGTTTTTACACGCTCCACAAATTGCATAGCAAGGTGTGATGGCATGTTGCCCACATCAACGTAGAATACTCTTCTTTCAGGAGCACGTTGTACACGATAGATAATAATCGCATCTTCTAGTAACTCCTTTTGCTTGTATACTTTAAAAATACTTTCAAGCAAACTATTACCGAAAGGATAGTTTTGATCTAACCCTTCGCTTAAACTTAAATGTAAAACATGTTCTGCATCGATAGCTGTTTCACCGTCTTGTATTTCAAATCTTGATCCTGATTGCTGTGGTGCATTTCCAACCATGCCTTGACCACTGCCAGTAAAATAACCTGTTCTAGGATTACCACCACCATGTAAATTATTATTTGTTTGGAATGGAGTAGTAGCTACACCGTCTTGGAAATTTAAATTAAAATCTTTAATAATATACTGTTCAGGTTTCTTGCCTTCGCTTTCATTAACAATTATTCTAACTACATTACCTGGGTCAACATAAAACCAACGTTTAGTTTCTGGATCTCTAACAAAAAATGCATCACCGTACTTAAATGTATTACGGAAAATACGGAACATACGTGTTTCAAACTGTTGTAGTTTATTCCACTGTTTTAAGTATTGACCTAAAATTGTTATTTCTGAGTTTGTTGCTTTTTTATTAAATCTAAATTTAAAGTTTGTACTATTTTCATCGTTAACTTGTGTACAAAACTCTGCAAGAATATCTAGTGCCGCATTAACTTCACTATCATGATCCATTGTATTGTATTGTCCATAGCGTTCTACTCTGTTAGGCGAACCTACATATACATCTGGTAAGTAACTTGAATAGTTTGACCGTGCTGGACCAGGTTGCGATGATGCGCCACGGCCGCGTGTTGGACGGTATGATCCGTTTGGGTTATTGCCAGTTGGAACAGGCGTAAAATATTTTTTCCAGCTCATTTTATTAGCTCCTCATGTAGTCGTTTGATATGCCGCTGAAACCTTTACGTATTTTGTTACTTGTTTCTGCATGTTGCGCACCAATACTAACTAACTGTTCAAGAGATGGTCTTAAAGACGAGCCCATTGCTTCTTCTAGTGCTGTTTTCAGTGTTTTTGGCAATTGATTCATAAATTCGTTTATTACTGTGTCCGGGCTAGTGTTGTTATCTTGTGCTACAGTTGTTACTACATCTCTTAGTCTACTACTTACTGTATTTAACATACTATCTATCTTTGCGGTACTATTGCTGGCTGTACTATTAGCTGATGTTATTCCTGTTACAATGTCTTGTGCAAGTGCGCTTCTTCCACCCATTGCTGCATTCATAACAATATCTGCCATTTGTGCTGGTGTAGTAACAGCTTCTAACCCGTGTAGTGGTTGCATTGTTTCTTGGCCATAATTGTTAAACAGTCTACCATATGCTTTCATTGATCCAAACATTGCATCTGGGTTGGCACCCGGAATAAGGCCAGCCCTTTCAAAATCTGCGTCAGTAATAGTTATTTCAGCTCGATCTATTTTCATTACTCTTGCCGTTGCTGACAATTCATCAGTTCTGTCAAGTATAGCTTGCATATCATTAATTGCTGTTTGGCGGGCTGAATTATTTGGAGCGTCTTGAAGTCTCCTTGATACTGTTGCCATTTCTAGGAGTAGCTGAGATGCTTCAGTACCAACAGTCGGATCATTTAGTAATGATTGGAGTGTTCTTTCTGTTTGCGATATTGCTTGTGCTTGTTGAGTGCCGGTCATACTTGCTAAGTCAGATATCATTGCAGAAAAACTATCAACAAAGTTTGCTGAACTTTGAAGCAATCTAGTATTAATATTAGTAAACATTGTACCTAACTTGTTCATTGTTACTGTTAAATTATCATATGCACCGTTGAGTGCTGCCTGTTTAGCTGTGTTAACACCTTTTTCTAACTCAATTTGAGTCGAAATATATTTTTGAAACTGTCCTGCTGGAGAATTTGGATCTGCATCTGGCGACATTGCACCACTTTGTAGATCTCTTGTGTTTTTAATTAATTCTCTTCGGGCTTCTTCTAATGATACTGTTCTGTTGCCGCCTGCATCGCTTGCTAGAAAATCTCTATATCTCTCTGTTTGTGCCATTAAAGACGATTGTTCAGTTATAACTTGTGCAAGCAATCCGCCAGTTGAATTAACTTTGTTGTACACAGCTAAGTTCATTACTTCTAATTCACTAACGCCTGCAGCTTGCGTTCGTACTGCATCTTGCATTCTTTTAATTTGTGCATCAGTTGATGTAGGATCTTCGTATGCAAGTCTTAGATTTTCCATTGCATTTGATAAAGGTGATAGTACACCTTGCAACTTACGAGTTTCTTCTGTTTGACCAAAGCCTGCTGTGAGCATATCTGCGTTTAGATCACCAAGTGTATCACCAAACTCAGCTCTAAAGCCGCCCATAAATTCCATATAGTCGTCGCCACGATCACCAAGTTGTCTTGCTCGAATTATATTTTGTCCTTGACGAGCTTCTTTAACCATAGAATCGCTAATTGCATCTCGTTGCTTGCCTGTAAGTTTTGCTAGTTCGTCGACTGTATCAAGATATTCGCCCATAGACTGATTTCTTGCATTTTCGTCCATTCGTTCTCTACTTCTAGCAAGGCCTGAAATTGTAGCATAGTCTAGGACTGCTTCATTTAATCCTTCAAAGGAATAACCTAATAGTCTAGCATTTTCTTCTGTTGTTCTACCAAACCGTGTTACTTGTGTTTGCATAGAATTTATTATATTAGTAAACCCAACTGCTCCGTCGCTTGTGTCTGTACCAAACATTGTTAGTGTTTCAGAACTTTCTTTGACTATATTTGCTAGTTCACTAAGCGACATTCTTGCGTTAAGTGCTGCTTGATCCATAGCTTGGATATTATAACCAAAAGAAGCACCATAATCAGACATTCTTGCAAGAGTTTGAAATCTTGCTTCAAATACTCCAAAAACTTTAGCAAGTTTACTAAATCCTAAAGCATTTAATCCATCTGTAACCGATCTTACTTTTAGAAAGGCATTATCAAACATACTATCAGCACGTTTGGCTGCAGCTGAAAGTTCGTCTAGTGTTATACTAGCACCTTCAGCACTTTTACCTACGTTATCAAGTTGTTCATCAGTTCTTTCACTCATATTCAGTTGAATCCTGTTTTTATAAAAATAAATACTTATAGTACTAACATATTTATCATTAGGATGACACATGGACACAAATATTGCAGGTGCTAGTCCTCTAGCAAAATATTCTAGGCAACCAAAACTTTATATTAGTTTGCCTAGCAAAGGAAACTGGTATAATAGAAATACTTTACAAAAGATAGACGAAATTGAAGTCTACAGCATGACAGCTAGTGACGAGATTGCGTTAAAAACTCCAGACGGATTAATTACAGGTAATTCAGTTGTTGAAGTTATAAAAAATTGTATTCCTGATATTAAAGATCCATGGATGATTCCAATGATAGATTTTGATTATATACTTGCTTCTATTAGATTAGCGTCTTACGGTGAAAACGTTGCTACAAGCGGAACATGTCCTAAATGTTCAAATGTTGATCAATTTGAAATTGCTGTTCAGTCAATCCTTGATCACATTAATAGTGTTAAGTTCCAATCAGAAGTAGCTATTAATGACTTTACTGTTAGAATTAGACCGTTATATTATAAAGAAACAACCGAAGTTAATAAAATTGCAACAACAGTGCAACGAGCAATTGTGCAACAAATTCCAAACATTGAAGACGAAGATGAAAGGCAACAGCATATACAGTCGTTGTATTCTATGATAAATGAATCAACACTTAATGCTACACTAAGTGGTATTGTAGAAATTGTTACTCCGGAAGGTGAATCAGAAACAAATCCAGTAACTATTAGAGAATTTATTTCAAATACAGATCCTATCTTTTATAATAGAATACAAGAAACGTATAAAGACAATACAAATAAATTAGCAATACCTAGATCAAAAGTTGCATGTGGAGAGTGCGAACACGAATACGAAGTTAGCACTAACTTGGATCAAGCAAATTTTTTCGGTGGAGGCTAGTTCACACTCCTGACGACATCATCAAGGAGCTAGCCGATGAATATGAAAACGATGTTAAAAGTATTAAGAAAACAGTATACAAACTATGTTGGTATATGAGAGGCGGTGTTAATTCAGACAGCCTAATGTATACTACTGATTTAGGTGATATTGAAGTTCTTAATAAAGTCGTTGAAGAAAATATCGAAGCATCTAAAAAATCCGGAATGCCGTTGATTTAAAGTCCGTAATCTCGTCCACTAGTAGCAGTAACACCAGTACTACTATTAGTTGGAGCTCCTGCTGTTGAACCATTAGAACTACCATTACCATTAGTTGGACTAGTAGTCGGACTAGTAGTTGGACTAGTTGCATTAGCTGGGTCAGTTAACGCATTTACTGATGATGCTGTTTCTGAATCTGTATTAGGATTAGTTAATATTTGGTTTTGTATATCTCTGATGTTATTAAGTTCCGAATTTGCATCTATGTCTGCGGCATCTGCTACTGAATTTACCATTTGATCCGTTAGTCGGCCTGCACCTACAAGAACGTCACCTGGTGTCCAAGGCAAAATACTATCGGCCATTGCAATATCCCATTCTAAAAATTTGTACACTATCATCTCAAGCAAAGCATCTGCAGCTCCAGTTTTCTTTAGAACTAATTCAACAGCCCATATAGCCGCCGAGCCTAATATAAAACTCATTAATCCTGTTACAATGCCGCCAACACCTGCGCCAAATATAGCACCAGCTGCTGTCGATGCCGCGGTAAAGGCGGTTCTAACACTTCTAAGATACTTAATGAATTTTTTAATTGCTCCCCAAGATTTTTTCAATGCTACGCCAGGTTTTCTTGCTACTCTATAAGTACCTTTTGTAATTGTCCACGCTGGACCAAATAATGCCGTTGCTATTGCTACAAAATACATAGACGCAACCGCACCATATGCTGTTTCAACCATACGCTCGTATTTTTCTTCGTTGGCTCGCATATGCTGAACTAGCTCTTCTCGTGACAAATCGTTTTTGCTAGTAGCGCCTGGCTTTGTGGTACTCCAAGCAACTAGTCGACCTGCTTGGCCTAATCTAAACCAGCTATCTAATACTTCGTCACCAAAGTCTTGACCAATGCCATTTTCAGGATCAGCACCTTGTGCTTCGCCTGTGCCCCATTCGATAGTTAACCCTAATGCACCAGCAAGAGAATACATCCACCATTTCTTAACGCCTTGGCGCATCCATCCTTTGCCACGTTGATCTTTAAGTCCACCTACAAACCCTGTACGCCTTGCTCTTTTAAGATCATCGTCGTTATCATCTGCTGCAGGTGCAACAGGTGCCGCAGTAGCACCACTTAAGGTTATTCCTAATGGTGTTCTAGTTTTAGGATCTAATAACTTGTCAGGGTTTATAAAGAATACACTATTTCGTGATCCGCCGCGTACTTGAATTTTGCCTTCTTGAGCGCCAGAGCCTATTCCAATTATTTCACCATTTACGCCATCGCCACTTCTAGCTAACCACGCAACAGATTTTCCAATTAGGTCTTCATCAGCTTCAAACAATAATGTAGACAATCGTAAGTCTATAAAATATTCATTTATATCAGATTGTAATCCGTCACGAATACTAGTAATACGTAATTGTTCATTAATTTGTTTCCTATCTAGCGATATTACTTCATTAATTTGCATGGTTAATAGTCCTTAATAATACAAGTGTATTTATATGTTTCGTTACACGAAACAAGTTTTCGCTAACGCTCAAACTATTTACTTCGTTTTGTATGTATGAGATATTTATATATGAACTTCATTATTACGAAGTAATAATGTTTAAGTTTCATGTAGATTGTTTCAGTCAGACGGAACCTGTTTACGGTTCCATCCAATCAAGAGCTTCATGTGAGTTCGTCACAGCCGAGACATTGGAAGTAGGTAATTGTTTATACACAAAGTACAATGGGCTCTGACCTTTCCCAACCTACGTCGACATATGTAACATAAAACGTACATTAAACAAGTTAATGTGCAGTTTATATAACATTACCTCTCGCTTCGTTCCTATTGCTAAAGAGTTTTTATGTACTGTGTTTGTGTTTTTCGACTGCCAACAAAACAATCTATATCAACCGGTGAGCCCAATTTGTTTGGTGGCTTCCACACTCTGGTGTGTCAATCAATATGTACGTGTGCTTCTATACGAGAGCTTTTTCCACAGCGGTATTATAAACTGGCCCGCCAACCTTAGGTGTTGGAAT